GTAGACCCAGTTAAGAAACTGGTTATCTGGAATTACACAGACACTTTTGCTGCAAAAAAACAGTTAATTTATAACATTTTGCTAGGCAAGTGGTCTTACGCAGAATCAACAGCCTCATACATTAACAATGTCTACACGCCTACGCTGGCATTAGAAAGCCTAGATGTATTCGGAACGCTCGACTCATTAGGCGTTAGCTTGGACTCTAGGCAATGGGCTGGTGGTGCTTTGCTATTGGCTGGCGTGTCAAATGCTAGAGCTATCTCCTTTACTGGTGCTAGAAAGACAGCATCGCTAGTTACTGGTGACTTTGGTATTCCTAATAGCAGATCAGTAGTAACACTAGGTAGACCTATTATTGACAACGGATCAGGAAGCATTGCTATTGCATCTAGGGTAAACCTTGATGACGCAATTACGCTTAATACTGCTGTAGCGGCTGACGATGAGAATAGGGTTGGACTGCGTTCTGCTGGCAGATACCATCGGGTTAAGACGATTCCAAGCGGTTTATGGACATCAGCTTTAGCCATTGATATAGATATTGCTCCACAGGGAAATAGATAATGTTTCGTACATTGCCTAACTTTGGCTCTGATCCTCGAAATGTGGCAGAGGTTGTCCGCCAAATGCTGAACGGAAAAACCAATAATACTGGGACTATTGATCTAGCTACTGGCGGAGCAAGAACAACAACAATTTATGATGAGCGCATAAGTTCAGATTCGGTAATATCGCTTACCCCAGTAAGCATGACTGCATCCGCTAGTTATGTGCCTTATGGCTCATTCCAAGACCTTACAACACAAACCATTGCAAGCACAACAACAGCTTACCCAATGGCGTTTAATACGCTAGATTTTGCTTTAGGGCTAACCATAGTTGATGGCACAAAGATTAAAGCCGAATACTCTGGTTTGTATAACATTCAGTTTAGCTCTCAGTTTGCCAATGCAGACTCGCAACTACAAGATATTAGCGTTTGGTTTAGAAAAAACGGCACTAATATAGCAAATACCAATGGTGACTTTACCATCAATAATAGGCATGGCTCTAAAAACGGTGGGTTAATTGCTACATTTAACATCTTTCTTGAGTTAGCAAAAGATGATTATTTTGAGATTATGTGGTCTGCTACGAATATTGCTGTAGCTATGCAATATATTGCGCCACAAACAAGCCCAACAAGACCAGGCACTCCGTCTGTAATTTGTACTGTTTCTTATGTATCGGCAAACTCGTTTACTACAAACTTATTTGCAGAGGCTTTTGTAAGTTCTCAGACCCAAGGACAGGCTGTTATTACCCATCCAGCTAACACATTGACTGGACTTACATATAAGTATTCAATTATTGGATAATTCGTTAAAATTGTGGTATGCAAAAAACGCTCGTTAATCCTCAAGAACTACGGAATTGGTGGGCGTTTGTTAGACCAGGATTAGATGAAATACTCAGAAAGTCACCAGAAAGCTGGATTCCAGAGGATGTGTACGCTGATTGCATGAACGGTAGGACTATGTTGTGGGTGTTCTCAGAAAATGAGGTAGCAGTAGGCTTTGCAGTATTAGAGCCAAAAGGCGATGCGTTGCATTGCTGGTGTGGGTGGGCAAATAGTGTTGGACATTTCAAAAGCGCAGTTGAGTGCGTTTCTGAAATTGCCAAGTCTGGTGGTAGCAGATTTGTTACTTTTGAATCGTGGCGGTCAGGATGGGAAAGACTAGCCCCTAAATTTGGATTTAAACCTAGAAGATGGGTTAAGGAGATTATATGAGTGGTAGCGGCGGCGGCGGTCAATCATCGACCCAGATTCAACAAATTGATCCAGTAATGCGACCTTTTATCCAGTACGGATTAGAAGAATCAGCACGACTGTACCAAAACCCTGATATTCCTCAGTATTTCCCAGGACAGACTTATACTGGTCCATCCCAGCAAACTCAGGCAGCTTTAGCCGCAGCGCAACAACGAGCAACTATGGGTAATCCCTTAGTTCCTGCTGCACAGCAAGCCGCACAACAAACTATACAAGGCAACTTTCTAGGTGGAAACCCATTCTTTGAAGGCGCTTTCAGAGGCGCTACTGCTGGCGCTCAGACGGCATATCAAGACGCAACACAAGCAGCTTTATCCAACGCTAGTCGTGCTGGTCGCTATGGGTCTGGTGCTATGGGTAACGCATTAGATCGTGCTGGCGGTGTATTCGCTAACGCTCTTACTAATACTGCTGGACAGTTGGCTTATCAGAACTACGATACCGAGCGTGGCAGACAGCAAGCTATGATCGGCGCAGCCCCACAATTAGCTGCCGCAGATTACGCTGATATTGGTCAGTTAATGCAGACAGGTCAGATAGCTGAAGGTTATCAAGATGTTGCATTGCAAGATGCAGTCAATCGCTTTAACTTTGCCCAGCAAGCCCCTTACCAAAAGCTACAAAGCTATCTATCGGGTGCTTATGGCGCTCCTATGGGTTCGCAAGGAAGCGTCACAACATCTGGCGGCGGTAGAAGTCAGGCTGCTGGCGCATTAGGTGGCGCTGCATCTGGCGCTGCTATTGGCTCAAGTTTTGGACCATACGGCGCAGCGATTGGTGGTGGTATAGGATTGCTTGGTGGGTTACTGTAATTATGTCAGGATTCGATCCATCAATGATGTCTAGTACAAGTGCTTATTCTGGCTCTGCTATGGAAGGCACAAATATAGCTGCTCAAGCTAATAATGTGCCAAATCCATTTATACCTGCACCTGTACAAGACTTTTCTACGCCAGTTACTTTAAGCCCAGGCGGCAACTATCTTCCATCAAATACGCCAGTAGGAAACATTAGCGCAATGGATCAGCAGATAGGTGTAGCTGGACAACAGGCAATGCGTCAACAAGAAAGACCAAACCAATTTAACGCTTTAATGTATGCAGGACAGTTAATAAACCAAGGTCAGCCACAAAGACCTTCTATGCCGTCTTTTGGACAAATTAAACCTGCACAGCAGCCTAATATAACTGATCCTGTAGGCGCTTTATTAGCTCCTAAGCGTAAGAAAAAGCAACCTATTTCACTATTGTGAGGCAATAAATGGCACTACTTGACTATATGTTTCCGATGGCACAATCCAACCCATCCATTACTGGGCTGCTTGGAGAAGAAGAAGCCAAAAGAATTAGACAGCAATCGCAGGTTTCTGGTTTACTAAACTTTGGCGCTAACTTACTTGCCAATAGTGGACCAACTAGCCAGCCAATGAGTTTTGGTCAACGCCTTGCTCCTGCGCTTTTAGGTGGCTATCAGGCTGCTCAAAGCGCTACAAATCAACAACTGCAAGATCAATTAACAATGCAGAAATTGCAAAAAGAACAAGCCTTTAACAAAGCGGTACAAGGATCTTTTGTAAACAGACCAGTTGGCACAGGATTAACGCAGACAGGCAAAGGATCTCAAGCAGAACTTCTTTCACGCCCTGAGTTTGGTGGCGATTTTGCAGCAAAAGAAACAATAGGTGGATTACAAAGCAATGTCAATCTTCCACAAAAACAAGTGTTAGATCAAGAAATGTTTATGTCTGCATTGGCACAGTACAATCCGCTAGAGTTTGCAAAGATGCAAATGACGGCTCAAAAAGATACATCGCCATCAAAAATTAAAGAGTTTCAAGCGTTTCAAGCAATGCCAGAGGATCAAAAACGGGCATACATCCAAATGCAAACATTGATGAACCCACCAGCAACAACTACATTTATTGATAAAGGTCCTAACGAACTTCGTCAATTAGATGCTAAAGAAATTTCTGCTTTATCTGGAAAAGTAAGCGCTGCTAGAGAGTTTGCAAATACGGCTGGGGCTATTGAAAATCTATTAACAGGCAAAGGCGGTGGCGAGATTGTTAAGGTAGGCGCTGATGTTGCTCAATTCCTTGGAATCAACAGCGAAACAGCAAGTTCAAACGCATTAGCCAAGGCATTGCAAACAAGAGCTGCTACACAGGTTCGTGCTGCTGGCTCTGGCTCTACATCCGATCTAGAATTTAAGTCATTCTTATCTGTATTCCCATCACTAGGAAATACAGAGCAAGGCAGAACTTTAATGTCTAAAGGATTGAGGGCGTTTGCTGAGCGTGATGCAAAGATTGAAGCAAAAGCAAGAGAATTGTTTGGTAAAAACGAATACAGCGCTGGCGCTATAGCTGCATATGACGCAAGTTTAGGACCAGTATTAGACCCCAAAGAATTTAGCGCTATAAAGCCTACTGGGTCAACTGTAGCGCCACGCAGGGATTTTAGAAGTCCAGGATAATAAATAAGGATATTCATGGCTGATTTAATTTACAAACTAACAGACGGTACTGAGGCTGTTTTTGATCGCAAAACTCCTTTGTCTGAAGTTGATAAGAAACTTGCAGACGAAGGTTTAGAGCGTGATAAAAAAGTAAAGCCGTTTGGTGAGCGTGGCATGGTTGATACTGCGCTTGCAAAAACAAACTTGCCCATTGCTCAAGGCGTTTCTAATATTGTTGGATTGCCTGGTGCTGTGCAGCAATTTTATGAAAGTGGCGCATCTAAAATAGCATCTTTACTTGGTTACTCGCCACAAGAAGCTGCTGCTGGAAAAATGAGTATGCAGCTTCCAAGACCTAGTGATATTACAAAAGCTATTGGTAGCCAAATCCCATTACAAAGAGCAGAGTCATTCCCAGGCAGAACAGCACAGACTGCGGCTCGTAACATTATGTCAGCCCCGTTGCCAGGCGCAGTAGTGCCATCTTTGCTTTCTGCTGTTGGTGAAGAAACCCTTGCTTTGCCATTTAAAGGAACAGACCTAGAGCCGTATGCTAGAACAGTAGGTGCTGTAGCAACTCCGCTTGTATCTTTGCCATCAGCAATGCAATCACCAATGCAAAAGATGTATACGGAGTCTACTGGAAGAATGAGTCCTCAAGAGATAGAGGCAGCATCGCAATTACAGCGCCGTTCTTTTGATATGAATATGCCAGTAACATCGTTTGAGGCTATGCAGCAAGCAGCTAAAGGAAGAACAACGCTTCCTAGAATACAAAGCCAAGTAGAGATTACCCCAGCATCAGCGCCAGAAATGGCTCAATTTATGGGGTCTAGAGCAGAGTCTACAAAGCAAGCCTTAGAGTCACAGTTTCCAGCAACGGCTCGCCCAACATTAGGGCAAAATGTTCAAACAGCATCAGAAAAAACAATAAAAGAAATTAACACGGAAATTGCCAAACAGGGCGGTCCTGCGTTTGAGGCAATTAAATCTAAAAAAATTCCGCAGTCTTGGTTGACTAATTTAGAAAAAGAAAACCCAATATTGGCTGAGGCATCTAGAGTTGTAGACAACAGCCCAGCATATCAGCAAATGATTAAGGGTTATGACAAGAACTCTATTGCTCGTATTGAAGCAATGAGAGATTATTTGCAAGATAAATATGCGGCATTAGCAGCGCAAAATCAAGGCAAAGTAACAAACGAAATGCGTGTATATCAAGAAGCTCGCACTAATTTGTTAAACAAAGCCGATGATATTGTTCGTGATTACAAGCCAGCCCGTGAGCAATATCAGCAAATTAGAGAGCGTCTGCAAACCCCTATCGCTGGAACTCCTATTTATGACATGGCTAAAACAAATGAATTAGCCACGCAATTTGGCGATCTATTTGCTAAAAACGGTGTAGCTATTAACTTAACACCAGGCAAAGTTTCTACAACAATGAAGGCATTGGCAAAGCAAGACCCATTATTGCCAAAAGAATTGTTAAATCAATATTTGCGCTCATCTTTAGAAAGCGTACAAAGCGCAGCAACATCAAGGGCTGGAACTGTTGGACCACGATTTGCAGACACGATTGCTAAGAACACAACACAGCGAGCTAATTTAGAGGCTGCGTTTGTAGAGGTTTATGGTCCAAACGGAAAGCAAGCATCGCAAGGGTTGAATCAAATGCTAGATGTTCTGGAAGCTCAAGGGCGTAGATTACCAGCAGGATCGCCAACAGCAGAGCGTGGAATGTTGTCAGAAGAATCTATCTCAGCAGTATCTAAAGTTGCCAAAAACCCACTAACAGGGTTAGGTAATATGTACCAAAGTATTTTTTACGGCAGCGACTACCAAAAAATTGCTAAAGCAATAACTAGCCCTGATGGAGTCAAGCAACTAGAAAAAATAGCTAAACTACAGAAAGATAAGCGTCAGCAAGGTTTAGCAATAGTAGAGTTTCAACGAATACTTGAAGCTACGGATGAACCAACCAATTTAGGACAATAAAATGCCAAAAGTAAAAATTAGCGAATACAGCGCTACAGCCGCAGATAATACCGATATTAACGGCATTGATATTGCCGAAGGTTGCGCTCCTAGCGGAATAAACGATGCAATCCGTACCCTGATGAAGCAGATTAAAGACCTGCAAGCTGGTACTAGCGGAGATACTATTCCACTAACTGCTGGCGGCACAGGCTCTACTACGGCTTCTGCTGCTCGTACAGCACTTGGTCTAGCGATTGGCACGAATGTCCAAGCATACGACCTAAACCTTACTACTTTTGTCAATGTCTTTACTTTGCCTACCGCAGACGGTACAGCTAACCAAGTATTAAAGACAGACGGATCAGGCGTTCTAGGCTTTGCTACAGGCGCAACAGGCGATGTAACCACAACAGGCACACAGACCCTTACCAATAAGACTTTGACTGATCCTGCAATCATTGGAACGATCCTAGAGGACATCTTTACGATTACCGATGGCTCTGCGTTTGAGATTGACCCAGGCAACGGCTCTATCCAGTTAATTACTCTAGGCGCAAGCCGTACACCTAAAGCCACAAACTTTGCCAATGGCGAGTCTGTACTATTAATGGTAGACGATGGCTCTGCTTACACGCTGACTTGGACTGACTCTACATTTGGCGGTACTGGTGTAGTTTGGAAAACAAACGCTGGAGCAGCACCTACACTAAACACTACAGGCTATACAGTAATCGTACTGTGGGAAGTGGCTGGACAAGTATACGGTGCGAGGGTTGGCGATGCTTAATAAAAAAGCACTAGCAGGAACACCCAGTACACCACCTGCGTTTGTAGAAGATGTATTTTCTACTTTCTTGTATACAGGTAATGGCTCTAGTCAATCTATTGCTAATAGTGTAGATTTAGCCACTAAAGGTGGAATGGTTTGGATTAAAGACAGAGGGGCTACTTACACACATTATGTAGCAGATACTGTTGGTGGTACAAGTAACTATTTACGAACTCCACTTTCAAGTGGTTATGAAACAAGTGTTACTACACGAATTACATCTTTTGATTCAAGCGGATTTTCAATAGGTTCTGCTGGAAGCGTCAACAATAGTGGTAATAATTTTGTATCTTGGACATTCCGTAAACAAGCTAAGTTCATGGATGTAGTTACATTTACTGGTGATGGCGCAACAACACAATCAATTAGTCATGCTTTAGGTTCAACACCAAGATTTATAATTGTTAAATCTACAAGCAATACTGCTAATTGGAAAGTTTTAGCATGGGATGGTACAAATTACCAAATTCTATATCTAAACCTAACTAATGCTGGTTCAAGCGCAGGAACACTTACTTCTTATGTTTCTTCAACAGCAATAGATTTTGGTGGAATAAGCACAAATATTGAAAGTGGTTTTAATACAAATGGACAAACCTATGTAGCCTACCTATTCGCTCATAACGCTGGTGGATTTGGTACAAGCGGAACAGATAATGTAATTAGTTGTGGAACATTTACTAGTGGTGCAAGCGTAACATCGGTAACACTTGGTTATGAACCGCAGTATGTTCTAATTAAAAGATCAGATGATGTTGGAACTTGGATTGTTTTTGATACCATGAGAGGCTACACAGTTCAGGGGCAACCAGACAATTATCTTAGCCCAAATAATTCTGACGCTGAGGTTACTGGAAGCAATTATGGCGGTCCAACCGCAACTGGATTTGATTGGTATCCATCTGGAACGCAAACCTACATCTACATGGCAATCCGTAGACCAATGAAAGTGCCTACTACTGGTACTAGTGTGTTTTATTCACAAACCATTGCTCAAGCAGATACTATTGATTCTACCAATGTGCCTTTCCCGCCCGACTTAGTTAATACTTTTAGTAGAAACGGTACAGAAAGGTCTGGTTTAAACCTGTTTCAATTTGCAGATCGATTGCGTTCACTAGGAACACCAAATAATACTTTTAGTGGAAGCGGTTGCCCTGCGCTTGTATCATCTTCAACGGATGCTGAGGGTGCGTCTGCATCTTATATCCAATTAAAAGCTGACTCACAAAACATCACACGAGGTAGTGGTTGGAATAATTCTATATACGGAAATTGGATTAACTATTTTTTCCGCAGAGCATCAGGGTTCATGGATGCAGTCTGCTTTAGCGGAACAGGAAGCGCAACAACTTTTAGTCATAACCTTGGTGTAGTTCCTGAGTTAATGATTGTTAAGCGTAGAAATTTTGCTGAGTCTTGGTTTGTTTATAATCAAACTATAGGCAATACAAAATATACTCTTTTAAACTACGATTTAGGGGTTTATACAGATTCTACATTTTGGAATAGCACATCTCCAACTGCAACAGTCTTTAGTCTTGGAACTAATACAGCAGTAAATAATTCGGCAGACACCTATGTAGCCTACCTATTTGCTACTTGTGCTGGAGTGTCTAAAGTTGGCTCTTACACAGGTAACGGATCAAACCAAACGATTAACTGTGGATTTACTGCTGGCGCAAGGTTTGTGTTAATTAAGCGTACAGACTCTACAGGCGATTGGTATGTATGGGATACAGCAAGAGGAATCATAAGTGGTAATGATCCTTACTTGTTACTCAACAGCACAGCAGCCGAAGTTACTTCTACAGACTACATAGACCCAGTATCTTCTGGATTTGAAATTAGTTCTACTGCACCAGCCGCTATAAACGCTAATGGTGGTTCGTTCATATTCATGGCTATCGCATAAGGAAAAATCATGTTAATTCGTATTCGTTCAACTGGTCAAACAATGTATGAGTCGGAGTTTAGAAGCATAAACTCTAATACATCTTTCCCACCACAAATCTCTGTAGAAATCCTAAACGAGTTTGGTGCTGATCCTGTTCTTAATGGCGCACAGCCTACACCTACTTTCTATCAAGTCGTAGCACAAGACGGAGTAGAAGAAGTAGGCGGTCAATGGTTTACTAAGTTTATTTGTGTAGACATGGATCAAGAAGCTAAAGACGCTAAAGATGCACAATGCAAGGCAAGCAATAAATCTACAGCAGAAGGCAAATTAGCCGCCACCGACTGGACACAAGTAGCCGATGTTCCTTTGCTAAACAAGCAAGAATTCGTAGAATACCGTACTGCGGTTCGTGCTATTGCGCTAAACCCACCAGTACAAGCTACTTTCCCTGACCTGCCTGTAGAACAATGGAGCTAACAATGTCCGATCAGCAATTCCAGTTTGACCCTTTTAAATTTGGTGGCTTAGTAACGCAAGTTGAGCATTTACAGCAAAAAGTAGATGTAATGGAAGCCGACATTAAGAAACTGGTAGCAATGGCAGAACGGTCTAAAGGAAGCCTATGGGCAATCATGGGCTTTTCGTCTTTCATAGGCGGCTTAGTAACTTGGCTATCTAGCACATTCTTCCATAAATGAAGCTATACGCTAATTGGAAAGAAATACTCCGCAAGGCGTGGTCTATCCGATTTATGGTAATTGCTGGCGTGTTATCAGGCATAGAAGTGGTACTGCCGTTATTCCATGACTCTATCCCTAAGAACATATTTGCTGCGCTATCTTTGGTGTTTGTTACCCTTGCTTTTGTTTCTAGGCTGGTGGCTCAGAGAGATGTTTGAGCGCAAACACATAGCCACTATTAGCCTGTCTGCTACTGCGCTGGTAGCCCTACTATTACA